GCTTTTTTCCTTTAGATTCTTCATCTTCTTTTCTACCAAATGCGTATGGAGTACTATACCCAGCAACATCACCTGTTGTAGTAGCTTCATCAACTTTTAATTCGGCATCTTTGTACAAACCACTAACCTTTTGGTCTAATTCGTTTGCTAATGCTTTTTTCTTATTACTAAGTTGTTTTAATTGTTGGATGTGTTGCTTTTCAGCAGGAGTACCTTTTGTTTGTTTGTATAAATCCAAATGTTTTTGAATTTGGTCTACAACTTCTCCATATTCTTTTGTAATGGTTTTAACACCTCTAGCCTCTCTAATGATAAATTCTTTAATCTTATCAGGCAATCCTTTGTGAGATGTGGATGCAAAATCTTTGGCATCTTTATCACTCATTGAGTCAGCTGCTTTTTCAACTTCTGGAGATGGATTTTCCATATCACCCTTTTGAGCGGCGTGTACCATTCCCATAAATCTTTGCTGTGCTTTAGATTGTGCTGGCATTTTTTAATTCTTTTAAAAGTTCGTAAGACATCATTAATGCCGATAGATGAGATTCTTTTAATTTCTTAACACTTTTGATTTTTTTAATGTTAGAAATTGTTTCTGCTAATTTAATTTTTGTTACTTTATCTGAAACTTTAGAACCTATTTGTTTTAGACCTTCTGATAAAGAATTAACTTCATTGGTAACGTACTCTTTTAATTTGCCAGTATTGTTAATATTATTGATGTATTCTTTAAGTAATCTTTTTTGCTCTTCGGATAAATTATTATATTTTTTGTTGAAGTTTTCTACTAACATTTTGTAAGATAACATTCTAACTTCTTCATCCTGCTTTTTATATTCTTCAAAAACTCTATCATTTACCTTTTTATCTTTATTTTCAATCGATGAGTTAATCATATTTTCAACGATTGTAAATTTCGAATTAACAATATCTTTTGGTTCAAATGATTCTTTAGTTATCGTTGCTTCAAAAACTTTGTAGATTGATGCTAAAGATTTATAATTTGAAATTGGAGATTTAGTAAACTCATCAATATTATAAGTTTCTTTTATTTGCTTAATAAGATTATACTTTTCTTTTGTAATTTTTTGCTCATCCAATCTTTTACGAGCTTCGCAGACAGTTTCTACAAATTTCTCAGCCTTTGCTTCTGAATTATATTTTTCATTAATCAAATACTGATATAGTTTTAACTCTTTTGAAAGTTCTTTTTTAGAACTAAAAAATTCTTTTAAAATTTTTTCCGCTTTTGAATTAGTTTTACCAGACATGATTTCGGATGTAATCTGTCTAACTAATAATTCAAAAATGAATCCTGTGTTTTTAAACTTTGAATGTTTAATATTTTTCATCAATTATATAATTTCTCTGATATAAATATACTTTTCTTTTAGATTATTACTTCTTATCCAAATTCTCTGTTAAAATGGTCTTTTTATTACCATCCATATCCTTAAATACTTCTAAATAAGAAGCTTTTCTCGGTTTGTAATTAACAGAACCTTCTTTTTGTTTAAGAGTTTTAATTCCCAATGGGTCTCTACCTTGTGGATGGTCATCTTTACCATATCTAACTACATCCTTCGGTCTACCAACTCCATCTTCTTCTAATTCGTTTTTAATTTTGCTAATTTCTTCTTCAACATCGGTAGGGCCATCTGTTCCCGTTTCTTTTGCCGGGTCAACACCTTGTGTTTCAATTGATGTTAATCGGAACATTTGTTTTGTATCTTCCAATACAGCAACTGTTTGTTCATCTTGCTCATCTTGTGCCATTCCCATAATAGATTGATACATCCATTCTTTGGAGAACATTTTAGTTTGTTGCATTTGTTGAATCAATGCTACTTTGGAAGTATATAATTCAACCTTCTCTTGTTCATAGATTTTAGATGGTATAGTAAGCTCTAATGAAAAATCAGTCAAACTATCATCATCAATTCCTTGCGAATATAAATGGACAATTGCAATCTTTGTTAATTCTGAAATTATTACTCTTTGAATTCTTTCAATAGTTTTTGCAAATCTAACATCTTGCGCTGCTAATGTTGCTTTACCATTAATATCTTCTTCGTATCCTAAAAACGCTTTAGGAATCTTTAAAGATGACATCAACTTATTTTTAAGATAGTTAATATCATCAATCATATTATATTCCAATCCTTTTAATGTATCGATAGATGTACCATTATCACTACCACGAACTGGCATATAGTAATCTTCAATAAGGTTTTGAATATTGTATTTTAAGTTGTACTCACCCGTTCTTTCATCAACGAAAGGAACTTTTTTAGATGAGTTAATAATTTTTTGCATGTAGTTATCTACTTCATTTGGTGGAATATTACCAACATCCACTTTGAAGATTCTCTTTTCAGGAGCTCTCATTACTCTATGAATTAACATAGCATCTTCCATTAAAGATAATTGCTTCCACACTCTTCTACCACCTTCAATCATTGATTTACCATATGGTAAGAAGTTCGCATCTGAATGTAAGCGGAAGTGAGCTACTTCATAGTTTTCGTATTCTTTTTTATTACCAGAACTAGCAGGAGAGTATCCACTATTTGGATTCATAAATGGTGAATATACAAATTTCACTCTTTGTGGATTTTCTAAATCAAATCCCTCTACTCTGCTTGTTTCATAAACAGACATTGGAATTACGTTTACAATACCCAATCCTTCAGCCATTTCTAATTGTAAAAATAAATCACCATATTTTACTAAATTTCTTGTCCAAGGCCATAATGTAAATTCGATATTCATTATATCGTAGAACAAATTTTCTAATATTTGTTTTACATTATCATCTGGGTGATGTATCTTTAATATATTACCTTGTTCGTTTTTTGCGGTACATTCATCAGCGTATATATCTAATGCCGATGATAGTATCGGGTCCATATCCATTGAATCGTAATCTCTAAACAAGTCAATTCTAACTTGCTGATAAGCCATCGCTGATTCTATCAAACCTCCACTAAATTGTGGGGTTCTCATACGCATGTACCTATCTACTAAGTTTGTTGTTAAACTTTGGTGTTCATCGGTATCTATTACCTTAATACCCTTTTCGGTTTTTCGAACTATGGTATTGGTTGAAAATAGTTTTTGTAACCTACCAAAAAATGATTTATCTGATGCCATTTCTTTTTGTTAAATAATTGTAATTGTTAAATATATGGAAAATATTTGAAATTTCCAAATATTACCACTTTCTACAAGACCAATATCTTGCTTTCCATCTTGGACCTGGTGTATCACAATTATGTCTAGCTCTGAAAGATGCTCTTCTATCAGGATTATTTTTTTTAATCTTTACTCCTTTTTGTCCAAAGTTTACTTTAACAACATTTCCTTTATCGTTCTTAACATATACTTTGAATTTCTTAACATCACCTGCCATTGGTTTACCCAACTTAACACTTCTTCCCTGATATTCTGCCTCATATACACAATTACAATTTGCTTCTGCTAAATATTGTGTGTACTCTCTCATAAATTGAACGAATTCTTTCATATCTTCTCCGTTCTCTACATCATATTCGGTTGGTTCGTTTTCATCAGCCTCTTTCATAGGTACACAATTTGGTACTTCTTTACCATCTTTTTTCTTAGTACCTACCATCTCATATCCTTTCCAACAAGGATTATCCATCTCTTTCAATGGTGATAGGTTAACTAATCCGCCTAATTTTATCATTTTGTTTTATTTTATAGTTTCAACATATAAATATATAAAAATTATCGAAGTAACCAAGTTAAGTTTTCTGTTTCTCCCCTGCCTATCTCCATTTCATATGGATTCTTTTGTTGCCAGTTGGATGTATATACTCCGGTATTGTTTTGTATAGTTGTTGCATTTAACATATTTCTCGTCAAATCAATACCTTCTTGTCTTAATCTTAATGCAGTATTTCTAACCCATAATCCAATTCCCAATGCCATTACCAAGTCATCATTATATCCCTTCATTGCTTCTGCTCTACCACCATTCCAAATAAATGTAAATAATTCATCTATCAATCTATTAGAACGAATGAGAATATCTTTATCAGTCATATAGGTATCCAATGCTGATATGATAAGAGGGCGGGTTTTAGATGTTGTAGAGAATCCAGCAACCATTTGCCTTTCTTGTCTATAATATTTGTTAGACATCTGTCTTTCAACATCCACATATTGTAAATCGTTACTCATATAGAATAGATTTGGATATCCCCTATCTATGATTTGTTGAATACAAGCCCAACCTACGTTTGAGTTCTCTACTACTAATAATGCGTTGTTATATTCGGTTGCTAATGCCGTTAGGAAGTTTCCAAAATCTTTTGTATCAATCTTACCTCTATATTCACCAACTTGCGATGAATCTTCTATATCAATGATTTGCGCAGTGGAATAATCCGAACCATCACCCCTCGCCACGTCGGCAGATATCATATATTGTCTATTGTAGTTAGGATGTTCCCATATCCAAAGATTTCCATCAAATCCTCTTTTTTCTACGGGCTCCATAACGTATGTATCTTTATACCAAGTCAATAATGCCGGGTCGATTACGGTATCACCCGAACCAATAAAGTCACAATCACATTCTTGTGCTGCTCCCTTAACTCCTAAGATACGAGTTTGTTCATCTCTCCATGTCTGATTTCTTTCAGGGTGTACAGTCCAATGTAGATTAATACAATTGAATCCATTTGCTCCACTTTCACCTTCTACCCACATTTTATGGAACCAGTTACCCACACCATTT